CTCCTTTCTTGACTCCAGAAGGGCGTGCAACGTGCACTTTGCCTTTGGTTCCAGAAGTAGGGGAACCAGAATTGTACCAGCTAGCTTGTGCTTCAGAGGTGAAGAACTCGCCAAGCAGATTATCCTGGTCCGCCTGCTTCTGGGACTCGGTCGGATCCGGTTCTTCTTCAGAGAGAAGTTCACGGGTGGGGTCGAGGTTCCACCAGTTGGAAATTCCTATTCCACCTTGAATAACGATTTGGAGGGCAATGCCGAGGGCATACCACTTCAAGAAGTTCATCAAGATGGGATAGGAATAGAACCAACTGTAGTAGGTCTGGGAGGCTCGTCGCCATGATCTCCAGATGAAATCATAGGCAGGGTTGCCGGAGTTTTGGCCTCCGAGCGAAATTTTGACATAAGTCTGGATGTGCACTGCACAGGACCAGTAGTTGTGCCAAAATTTCGTTCGGGGGCCATTGACAGGTCCGTTCTTCGTCATTGATGGTTGTGCTGCTAGAAATGCAGCGTCTTGTGATTCGTGAAGGTAGAGAGTCTTGCCATAGCAGGTTTCGCCAAAAACGACGTTCCAATCAAGCCCCATCAAGACATTGTCTGAGTAATCTTCTGTGATTAGCCATTGAATGTCTTGATAGAGCTTGTTTGGATTCTCAGTCAGAACACCATCTCTAACTTTCGCTAGAGCTTTGATGATCTGATTGATTCGAAGGGCGCGGTTCTGATCTTCAGAACGAGCCTGGAAGTGCGTGGACCAGTCGTCAGGGAGAAGACCGTCAGGAAATTCTGGGAAGGAGGAAGTTTTATTTTCCGCCTCCGCATTCAATTTCTTGGCGATCATTTCTTGTTTCATGACATCTTGCGCGATGAGCGCAACAATCTGAAAGAAGGAAACTTTCTCACCTGCCAACTGGTCTCGCACTGGCGGGACGCGAACTTCGTTGACGTAGGTTTGGCGGTAGAAGTCAAGATAGTCATCAGGAGAGGCGAGCTTTTCGGCTATTACTTTATCGGTGTCGAGACGTCCCCCTAGGTTGTAGGGTTCTTTCGCGACGACGTGAAAGTAAAAGTCGTAAAGTCTGTTGTAGATGGCGGGAGGATGATTGACAAATTTGTCCACTTTTGGATGCGCTGCGTTCATAGTCGCAATGACGACCTCGGAAAGGAATTGGGTTCCTTTTTCTTCGAGGGCGGCCATATTGACTCTGTACGGAGCGTTTCCAATCATGTTAACAAATCCAGTCAGATCTTTTCCTTCCTTCATCTGCAACAGATCGTCGATCATGGTGATCATCTGTTGGCTGTAACCTGACATGAAATCTTCAGTTGCTGAAGAAACCATGAAGACAGGCTCTGCCGGCCATCGCATTAACTCATTTAGGTAATGGGGTAGTGCGGTGGTCGCCAGAAAAGTCTTTCCACATTGCGAGGCGCCTTGGAGGGTGACAACGACTGGGCGAGAGCGAACAAGACCAAATGGAACTTGGCGAGATTGTTTGGCTAGTTGAATGAAGAACTCTGTCTGTTTGGTGAGAGCAGTAATTTCATTCGAACCAACCTTAATCTTGGCCAAGTTCGACGCGATCATTTTCGCTGTTTCGCCGAGCTTGATGGCGCGTGAGCGAAGGAGTGAGGAGTTCAGGATTTTGTTGAGTGAGAACTCAAGAAACTCGAAATAGTCGGCTTGAAAACCGCCGATCATTTCGCGATTCTTGAGAAGCCAGTCATAACCTTCCCAAACTGAACGTCCGAAGAATTTCTCCTGGATCCACTTTCTGAGTTGATTGATAGAATCAACCAAAAT